TTACCAAGCCTTGACCACATAACGCGGTTTTTACGCTGTCCAATAACGCCCAAACTGGCTTCTCTTGGTGTGATGTAACTATGGCCGCCATCATCACTGTAAGTCAAATAGATTAGTGGGTCTGTGCCATCTTCTAAGCCGACACCTGTTTGAAAGTTTAATACAACCTCTTTATGCTTAACGCGCTTGTAATCACTGACAATATGAGCTGTTGTACGACTCCATGCGATAGGCTCACCGCCGTCAGTGTGTGTTTCATCGTCTAATTCATAAAGCACACCGCTAACAAAGTCACCGACTAAGTGTTTACCAAACGCGAACGCATAGCAGGACGCTCTATCTCGGCCTAGTCCGTAGGTCTCACGCACCGACCAAGCCGCATCATTATCTTGAATTGACGCATCATAGACTAATGTTTTGTTGGCTGTTGGGAACGTAAGCACATAAAAAGAATGACCGTTTTTTTGATAAGTATAAGCAAACGCATCATCAACACGTTCAAACGAATTGATTAAATATTCGATGCCTCTATTGCTTATAATTTGTGGCGTGTATTGATTGAGTTTATAGACTAAGCCTGAGCCGTAAGCGTTACCACCTAAAAAGAAAACAGTATTGTCTAGCTTAGCCACACTTAACGCGGCCGCGCAACCGACTTCCATTTGTGCGCCCTCACGTCTTGCCAAGGGGAATGTTGCGTCACCACTATTAAACCATACTGTGCTTGTGCGTTCACCAAACAAAATAAGCTCTTGATGGTCAACGATAAACGATACTAAATTATCAGGGTCGGCTTCATCGCTTGCAAAGTCTAAAGCATCAAACGTGCTAAAGTCATTTAAGGCAGAAATATAAAACTGTTGGCTGTTTGGCTTAACAAATACGCCATAGCCGTCTAAATAATCAACCCGTGGCGAACCGTAGAACGCAAGGTCAGTTATTTGTGTTAGTGCTAGTGTACCTGTGTCATAAACAAATGCCTTGTTAGTCACGCCACTATTAAAACAGACTTGCCCAGCATTGTTAGCAGCTATGGTTGTATCAAAATCTAAGTCAACAGTACCGATTGTTGTATAACTAAAATCATTTAATACTTTGTAGAGTGTTGCGCCTGCTACTACATACAAAATACCCCTAAACTCGCTCATGGCGTAAATAGGCGTAGTGGGTAGCGTTAAAAATGCTGTCTTACCATCAACACGGTATAAAGTCAGTTTATTATCTTCGGACGGGTCAACCTCAAGAAACATATTAACTGTTTCTTGAGTGTTCTGGTTAGGACTAAAGCCTTTGTGTTGACCGCCTAGAAAATTAAACTTCATTAAAAACCACCGCCTGTTATGAATGTTTTAGAGCCTGATTGCTTCATGTTGCACGGCAAAAGCGCATCAAACTTGGCCAATGGTATTGTGACCATTGAGCGCAGCACAATATCGCGTGATTCTTTGGCCATTGCTACTAATTCGGGCGATACACTAAAGCCAAACTCAGGCGCAATCTCGATTGCTAAATTAAACTTTAATGCACGAATCCACTCTGGGGGATATGGTAAGTCGTCAGCTAGAGTTAAATCAGTAGCAGGGCGAATATTGTCTAGTGTTAGTGTACCATTGGCAGGAACTGGGAATAAGTAAATGGTGGATAAGGGGTTATCAGGTTTTAATACAATATATTCAGGAATGCCGCCAATTGTTTTAATGCCGATATTTTCGTAATCAGAATAATCAAGAATCGATAAGGGATAATCTAAGCCACCTGTTGACCAAAAAGCATTATAAATAGCAGTAGGTCGCGTAGTGTTAATATCACCACTTACGCCTATTGTGTAAGATGTTGAACCATTGCAAGAGTGGGTAACTTTGCCTGTGCTTGCAGACAAGAAACGAGACGCGCCCCACGAACCAAGCATCAAGTTTAACGCTTCTAAAGCATCGCTTGATTCATCAGCCGCAGGAGTCTCAGAAGAAGATATAGCACCAATCAAGCGCAACGTGGCGCGGATTAAATCAGCAGTAACCATGTTACACCTATTAGAATTATTGGCTCATCCTTGAGCCTGTGTGGATTACAGCTGATGAACTAAACGACAAGCCAACTCAGGATAAAGAGCCGCCATGCCATGAAGAATATCAAAGCGGCTTTTCCATGTGCCAGCATCGCCATCAAACCAACGCACAAAGCGCATAGAGATATTGCCAAAGCGTTCACGCGCTGCCATGTCAACGCCTTTCGGAATATCCAAATCAGCACTAACAAAGGTGAATGCGTCTTTATGGAATGCTAAGTTTTGTCCGTAAGCTGTTGCGCTTGTACCTAAAACCACAATCGCGGAATTATCAGCGATACGGTTAGAGCAGTTTTGATAAGCACCACCAGCAATCACACCTGGCGATACAGTCATAGTGATTGCGCCTGTGGTGTCGCTTACATCGCTAACAATCACAAACTTCTTGAGAACACCAGTGCTAACTTTAGTTTCAGGGTGAACATCATAACAACCTGCAAATGTAACAATATCACCCGCTTTTAAGCTAGTGCCGCCACTTGTCCAGCCGTCCGTGATAATGTCAGAAGTAGCAACATAAGCGTTACCAGTACCCGCATTACCTTGTGTTGCGCCATTGGATAATGGAGTGCCGCCGTATGTGCCAGTTGTATGCACTGGAATCATGGTATTTTCAAACACATCAAAACCACCAGTACGGCCAACCATGCCTTCGCGGTATTGGTCTTCGATGTTGCTTGACGCTTGAAACAAACCTTTAACAGCATCGCTAAATTCAACACGGCTTGCTGGATTAAGCAAGAAAGTGCGCTCAGAGCTAGGAGCTAGATTTTCAGTTAATCGTTGACCTGCTTGTTGGAATTTTTTGTAGTCAATCTGTGTTGATACAGTACCCACGGCGTTAGGTACGCTTTTGTACATAGACAACATAGCGTTGTATTCAATATCAGACGCTAATTGATTCATGGCAGGCTTTAGGAATTGCTCACTAAAGTCATTAAGACTCATGGTCAATTCGGTATCAGTGATTGTGCAATCAACGCCTTTGATTGTGGCGACTGGTAACGATACTTTACGCTCTACCATGTTTTGTGCGGAGTAAGTTGAACCTGTACGCACTGTAAACTTATTCGGTAAACGTACGTCTAAGTTAGTGCCAATCTTTGCGCCATTGACCGCAAAACGGCTATCATATTGGCGGTTGATTTTGGTTAAAAAGTTAGATTGAGCGTGAAGGATTCTTAACGCTTCTTTAGTGATAATACTAGGGGTTAAAATGCTATTAGCCATGATTGAACTCTCTTAACGCTTCTCAGCGTTTCTTTTGTCGTAGTTGGTCGTTTCGCCACTTCATCCACTCGTCAATATCAGTAGGTGGTGCGCTATTGCTAGAGCCACCTTGCACTGGCTTAACAGGTGCAGGAGCGGACGATACCGCTTTGGGCTTAGGTACATTTGTTTTTGCTGCAATCTCACCAATAGCCATAAGCTGTTGCGTTGGTGATAACGCGGCAATTCGATAAGCCTCTGAAACATTTTTGCCCAACATATACGCAATTTCTGCGCCCTTTGGATGTTGTGCAACTGCTTCAAGTGCCATCGGTGCAAATTCAATGTTAGCGACATTGTTAAACGCTTCGTCAAAATCAGGTGCTACACTGCGAACCTTGTCAACCTTAGCAACCCAATCTTGCGCTTGCGCTTGTGCTTGAGTTTGTTGTGCTTGTTGGCTTTGTGTCGCCTGTGCTTTTTGACTTAACTTGTACTCTGCAACGGCTTCAACATAATCATCTAAATTGTCAAATTGGCTAATATCAGGAGCTTCTTGCTTTGGTGCAAGTTGCGCCTTTAATTGCTCTAATTCGGCTTTATAACGGTTAGCTTCGGCAACGGCTTCGTACTTTTGACGTGTAACTTTATCAATGCGCTTTTTAACGCCATTCGGTAGGCTAGAATCATCATCGGGTTCATCTTCTTGTTTTTCGGCTTCAACTTTTGGCGGTTCTTTCGTTTCGCCTTTAGTTTCCACTTCGTCAACAATCGGAGCTTCAATGACTTCTTCGACCACAGGGGATGAATCCTGTACGACATCAGACTGAGTAGTATCACTCATGGGATAGGTTTCCTTGAATCGGATTTACACGCGCCATCACGGCGACCTAGTTTTAACTGTCTAGTAACAGTAATATAAATTTACGTTATACCAAGTATTTTGTCAAATTATTGCACCTCGTTTTGTTGGATAACATCAGGCAAGTTTAACTGGCTTAAATCAGCTTCTTGCGCCATTGGTATTTGCTCTTGTTCAATCATTGGTTCGTCAATCATTTGCTGATCTGCCAACGGGTTAAATTGTTCTTGCATATCATCTTCGGGTAATTCAGGTTGTTGTGCTGCATTAGCCAGTGCTTCGTTAAGCAATCCCATGACAGCATCGGGACTCATGCCATAATCCTTAGCTAACTTAGCAAACTCAATCTCGGCTTTAACGTCAATTTCGTACTTTTTGAGTCTTAACTCATCGTCTTTGTCGTCTTTTTCATCTTCTAGCAACTTAACTTGCTTTGTTAGCTCATCAATTTGCTGCTTGCCTTGCTCAATCATCGCTTGAACTTCGGGCGGTAGTTGTTTCTGTTCGCCGTTTTCATCTTCATTTTCTTGCAGTTGTGGCGGTAGCATCTTTTTCATGCGCTCGGCAATCTCGTCCGCACCATCCCAATCCATTGCTTTAATAATCAAATCACCTGCAATCTGCATAATAGCAGGATTAACACGCGCAATCTCGACCATAGAATTTAACGCCTCAATGCGTTTGGTGGCATAACTTGCGCCTTGAGTCACAACTAAGTCATATTTACCAACTGTCAAGTCTATGTTTTTCGGTTCGCCTTTTTTCATTACCACCTGATTGATGCGCTCTAGTTTTTTCGCACCATCCGCACCCATTACCGTTACAACACGCGCCGCGTCATAAATCTTCGGTATCAAGTCAATGATAATTTTGCCAGTCCATTTAATCGCCCTAGCAATGTTATCAATATACGCAAAATTGGCAGTATCGCCCTTGCGCTGTTGTGCGAGAATAGCACGTCCTGACTTCTCGTTGTCCTGTTCACCCAATGACGCACTAAATATACCTGTAGTGCTTTTCATCTCATCAACGCACATTAAAGCAGCTTCATTTGCGCCTTTGTCGATAATACCAGCATTGATACGATTCGGGGCAGGCGCGCTCGGTACATCGTTAATCATCAAGTAAGGCATATTTGACGTTAGACTGTCTTGCCAGTGCTGCTCAAAACCTTCAATCTGTTTAGCAGTCACTAAAACAGGTGCTTTAGGTGCTAAGGCTTTTTGCTCAGTGTCAATCGTGCGCCAATAGTTATACATTCGCTGTGGGTCTTTAGCGAAACGTACTAAACCGCGCAAGGTGCGCTTGCCATCTACTAAATCTTCCTTGCCATTAACGCCCACAATCGGCAAATACTTGCCAGCCCAGTCGGACTCCTCCAAAACACCAGCACCACTAATCATGCACATCTTGATTTTGGTCACAGTTGTTTCACGCTGATTCACAACATTAAAGCCAAACAATGGCTTTTCTAGCGTAACTTGAGTATTGCCTTCCTCATCTTGCACCGCGTAAAGTGTTGCCTTTTCGTCAACTTTATAATAATGCTCAGCAATAATCACTTGGTCTTTATCGACAATCCAGTCGCTTGTAAAATCGTCAAAATTGTAGTCGGCTTCTTCTTGTTTTGGCCAACGCTGCTTATATTCATCTTTGGTTATCTTAACGCGAACAGTCACATGACGCGCATCGCTATAATCCGGCAATTGACTGTTTTTATCAAAGTACACGCTTAATGGGTCAGTGATACGCTCGATACAAATAATCTGATTAAAGCTATCTTCGGACTCGTACTCAGTCTTAACACGCCACGCACCAAAACCAAAACACGCGGTATGCTCTACGGCAGTATCATAAGCAAAATCAGCGTTAGACTCGTTTTGAATTGAGCGAATAAGGCCATCATAGATTGCAGCAATATCTTCATCGCCATCTTCGCCAGCATGAACTTTAATGCTAGGCTTGTTTTGCCGTGCATCGCCGACAATCTGGTCAATAAATGCAGGTAATCGGTTAATCGTTTGAATAGGCCGCCCTGATAGCTCTCGCGCTTTGCGTATCAACTCAGGCCATTGGTCGCCAGCCGCAAAACGTTGGTCATCGCGCATCAATTCGCGTTCTTCGCTTTTTGCTTCAATATCCGCTTTGATATTGTCGCAAAACTGTTTATATAAATCTTGGTCTTTCATGTTGTCATCTCGACAATAAATAAATTATTCACCCCATCCAACCCATTGACACATGATGCCTTTTAACAGGCTGTGGTCGTACTGATTCTTTAAACGCAACAGCCATATAACGGAACGCATCGCAGCCATGACTCGACCAATCATGCGCGGGTATGTTTCGCCTGTTGCCGTTCTTGTCTGTTTCGTAGTGATAATACTCTAATGCTTTTATGCCTTCTTTGCACTTATTTTCATCTATCCACACATTGGCCATAGCCATACGCGCTGCATTGATACCGTTATCAATGCCAATTTGTGGCGTTATCTCAACCTTTAAGCCGTAACCCTCGACAATTTCGCGCATCGTCTTACCTGTGGCAAGGTTCGCATGATTGCCGTCATGGGGTAGATAATGCCGCTCATAAACATAATTCTTAGCTTGTATTTGTCTTACATAATAATCAATGGCTTGCCTGTTATTCTCTAAATAATCAATAACGCGATATTGACCTGCAACCATTTGCACAAACCATATCGCGGTACTATCACCAAAACCTAAATCCCAAAACGTATAAACAGGCTTAGATGGTTCGTAAGGTACGTTAGTAATGCGCCCATCTTCACGCATTTTACGCATTTCGTCTTTATAAACAGCACCGTCTAAAATCTTGAGACAATGGCCCTCCCACACCCACAAGTATTTATCATAATCACGCTCTTTTAAGTCGTCTTTTTCGCTAATTAATTCACTGGATATGTATTTATTGTCTGTCCAATTCATTTTAACAGCGACACAATTAGCAGGAGGATTGCTCACAAAGCGCACATAAGTCGCATCATCATCAAACTTCGGGTTAAAACTAATCCAAATCTCGCTATTGGCTTTTCTGATTGTCGGTACAAGCACGTCCCATGACATATCACTAATTGCTTCGGCTTCCTCAGCCCAGCAAATATCAATACCCTCCATAGATTTGATTTTAGTGATGTTGTGCTTGATGCCCTCGAAGATAAACTCTGTGCCGTTTATTTTGCTGAAGATAGTTGTATTTTGAATCTCATAGAATGATTGTAGGTTTAACGCCTCAATCTGTTGTGATAGCAGTTTGTGTACTGATTCTGCTATTGAGTTTTGAACTTCACGAACGCATAAAACGCGTAGCTTTTTGCTTGCACCAACTAGCAATAACGCTCTAGCCATTGCCCACGATTTACCGCTACCACGCCCACCGTATAAAACCTTATAGCGTGACGGCTTGAATAAAAACTTAGTTTTAGGTGGGAATTTAGCGACAAGCTCACTCATCATCAAACTCTATTTTGATACTGACAGCGTGCTGAATAGGGTCGCCATTCGCGCCTGTGACTTCTGTTTGTGTTTTGTCTGCCCATTGGAATCGGTTTTTCATGTTAAAAATCCAAACCGTAGCATTGCCTTCCGCCTCGCCTGTTGTCATTTTACGCCCATGACGCTCCCACCAAACGCGGCATAAGTCATGCGCTTTTTTTATGGTTATACAAAACTCTTCTGAATCCTCAAGCAATGTTGTCCAAGATGTTTGCGTTAAACCAAGTATGCACCTTAATTCAACATCGGATGCGCCATCCTGTGCAGCTTCACAAACTAAAGACTCCCAATCGTGGGGCAAGTCACTTACTTTTGTTCTCGGTCTGCCCACTGGATTAGCCATACTATCTCATCCCCTCAATCAACCAAAAAGCCAAATAAACAAGCCACATACTAAAAGCGATTATACAACAAATGCCACTTACTAAGCATAGTTGCAAAAAGCCTTTAAAGTATTTCATTGTTTAATCACT